GCGTCGACGCTAATTTACTCCCGCCTCCGTTCACTTCGGAAGGCTGAGGGCTGTCTTCCGCCTTCGGAAGTTCTGCGGCTACAGGCTCCTGTACAGCCTTGCGCTGTTGGCCCTTCTGCGTCTTCGTGCTCCGCTTACTCATATCCGTCATCCTCCTTCCACAGTACCATTATCGATGACCGCCGAGATCGGCTCGACATCTTCGATGATATCGACGTTGAGCGGATTCGCATAAGTCAGGGTAATGGTGCTCCAGTAGATAACGCTCGGAGCAAACTGCATGGTGCTGTCCTGCTCGTCCCTGCCCATGCGAAGCGTGACATTACGAAGCCCTTTCTCAACCAGCGGCAGCCGGAACGCGAACAGGATCGCGCGCAGTGTAAGGTAAAGTGCGTCGCGCTGGTCGGCGTTCGTGTGCCAGATGCGGACTTCCATGGACTCATTGAAGAACGTGCCCTGCTGGTGCCGGAACTCTCCAGTTCCGTCGTAAGAAGCACCGATGCTGTCACCGATGGACATTTGCGTTTCGTCGTCGGATATTCGGTTGATGCCAATGCATGGCAGCTCGCTTGGTAGGGCAGGATCGGACTTCAGGACGCGGACATCCCCGAAGCCCTTTTTCGGAAGCTGGGCTTTTAGAATGTCGACCAATTCCTGCTTCACGTCTATTGTGGCGTAGTCGAACTCAATGTCAGCCATCAGCTTCCCCCCAATCCCATAAAGTAAAGGTCCATTTCGAATCCGCGCCGGATGAGCTGAAGCACTTCTTCCTTCGTATTCTCGACAACCGCTTCGCGGATCGGGCGCGGCGGCGTTCCGGGATGCATCCAGCTCCGCGGGTCGGACTTATCCGACACCCTTCGGAAGGTCATGTACTGCGAATGCCCCGGCCGTCCCATGCGAACCATGCCCTCATAGATACCGCTTTTGTGCTGATAGCCGGCCCCCGGGTGAGCGCCGATGTGCGTCCGCATGCCGTACTGTGCGTCGCGCTCCACACCCTGACTGTACCGTCCGCCCCAAACATAAACACGGGCGTCTCCAGTCAACCCCTGCTCCCGCCGGGTGTAGCCGAGCCGCCGGGCAGCGTTATAAACGGCCCGGGGCATAGCCGGAATTGTCGTCGCGCCGGGCGTTCCGTGCCGGAACGGAATCGTGATGTACCGGCTTCCGTTCTTGCCCTTCTTCGCTTTCGGCGAGGACAGCAGCGCTTGCTTCATATCCCGCGGGCGCTGCCCCTTCTCAATAGACTCACCGTGCGGGCTGGTCGTGAACACTTCACCCGTCAGGTCGTTCGGAAAACGAACGCCGTCCTGAATGCTGCGGACATATTCGCCGGTCACCACGTTGATGCGGAAGCTTCCACCGCTGTACGTGACGTAAGCGCCGGATGCGTACTGAATCCACGTGCGCTGAATGACATCGACCGTGGCTGCTCGTATGGCCTCTTTGGTAAAAGGGAGCTTTTGCCCGCTCGAGCCCGCCGATTCCAGATTCGAAATGATCGTATCCAGATTCGGAAGCTCGGCGGAGATCGTCAGTAGGCTCATACCGGCTTCTCAAAACCCGCCGCCCGGTATCGCAGCACCACATAACGCGGCAGAAGCTGGCCGTCCTGATAGCGGGGCTTCGGAAGTGTTGTCAGGACCGTGAATGACGGCCTGTGGTGGTAAGTGACGCTATACTGCTCCCCATCTTCCGGCGATCTTCCGCCGGGCAGCCATACGATGCGGTTGTTCTCGTGTGTGTAGTCGACATCCGGCTCGTAGTCGATAATCTCTCCCGTCACCGGGTCGGTCTTGCGCACGACCTGAATGTCGATGATGTGATCATTCAGTAGTGTGTCCGCCGGCCTCTGGTACATCGGCTGATTGCGGATCAGGACTTCAGAAGATTTATAGTCATCGTCTGTGACGGTGATGATGTCGAACATGCCGACGTTGTACGCCGGAACGACCTCTTTTACGTTCATGTTGAACGTTCCGTCGTCGTTCCGCTTGTACATGTACTTCGGAACCGTCATGACGGCGTCGCCGACATGGAACATACCCGCCGTTTCCTCGAACTCGGCGTTCTGCGTGATGCTGGTCAGCAGCACCCGGCTCAGTACCGGCGGCTTGAAGATGCGTCCCCGGCCGTTGCAGGCGGCGCAATCGTACCTCGGCTGCTGGCTGTCCATGTTCCAGCACGAGCACAGAATGCCTTCTTCCCACAACACGTCACGTCCGCGCCGATAGATAAGGTCTTCGAAGCGGTCGCCATGCAGGCGTATCTTCCGAATTGCATTACCCACATCCGACACCGCTTATCCCTCCTTTACAGTACGGTAAACGTGACGCCGCGCACCGCAGACCGGATGTTGCCGGATTTCGCGCTGAAGAAGTCCTTCACTTCGTCCTGCAACTGTTTGATGTGCGCGCCGTAGGTGGCTGACGTTGCGGATGCCGTCAGGCTGACGGACTCGCTCAGACCGTCGATGGATGTCGACATGCCGGCAATACCGACCATGACGGCGTCGCCAGCGACGCCCAGAATGTCGATAGCTGCCATCTTGCCGACAGCCGTAACGATGTCACTCGGAATCTGGCCGAGCTCGAAGCCTGCGACATACGAGGCGAAGATCATCTGTGGCACGTTCGTCTGAATCAATCCGGTCAAGAACGGATAGCCGGAAAGCGACGATCCTGCAAGGCTGAAGATCGTCGGATCGCCGGCATACGGCACAATCCTGACTTGCCCGGAGCGCGGGTTGGTCTTCAGCCACTCCGGCTTCGTCATGAAGTCGAAGATGATCTGGTTATTTGGAAGTATCAGCTTGAACTCGTGCAGCTCGATGACCGGACGATGCCGCAGTTGGAGGAATCCGTAGTTGAACCACTGCTTGTAGTCGTAATCATACGGCGGTTCCTCGATGTCGAAGTCCACGCCGGGCTCGAGCCCGCGCATCTCGCCGTTGCACGCGATAATCGTCGGCTTTAGGAAGACTCCCAGCTCACGCTCCATGCGGGCGATTGCGCCGTTCATAAAGGAGATGATGTCCTCGTCCGTCATCGGCGTTCCGTCTTCGGTAGCCAGCGGAAGGCCGAAGCACCACTGCCGGCGAACGTCGTCCGGGCTCGGAAGGTTCGTCGTGGACTTATACTTTTTGATCGTCCCGCCCTGTCCGTCGTCGATTTCCTCGACTTCCCAGTACGGAACAACTTTCGTGTACTTCGGCATAGGGTCCACTCCTTACGAGCGGTAAGCGACCACCGTGACCGGACCACTCGCTTTGAAGGTGTACAGCGACATCGGAATTGCCCGCGTCGTTCCGGCCTTAATCGGGATGCCGGCCGGAACAGCCGGGTTCGCTATGCCACTCGGGAGGATCGGATTCGGGAAGAAGTAGACATCCGATTGTCCGTCATTGGTCACTTCCGCGTACAGATAGGCGCCGTGCGAGTCGAGTACGCCTTCGGTTACGCCCTCGAACACGGCATGACTTCGGAAGCCAAATACAGCCATGTATTACCCCTCCTTCTTCGGGGCTGCCGGTTTGGCCGGCGTGCGGCGCGTGGGTGCTGCCGGTGCTGCCGGTGCTGCGGGCAAGGTCGAAGAAGCTTCAGCAGCTTCAGCAGCTTCAGAAGCTTCAGCAGCTTCAGCAGCTTTCTTCAGCTCCGCAACCTCTGCCTCCAGTGCCTTAATTTTCTCTTGTGCCTTCTGAAGCTCAGCCGTAAGGTCAGCGTTGGCTGCCCTCGCGCGCGCCAGTTCGCCGCGCAGGTCGCGTTCCTCGTCCGAGACCACTTTCGGTGCTGCGGCTGCCGATGCAGCTTCTTCCGGCGCCGGGAACGTGCCATCTTCATTGGCGAACAGGTATTCATGCGACAGGTGCTCCTTCAAGAACTCGGCAACCTTTTCCGAAACAGAAGCGACGCCGTTCTCGCTGAACACCACGAGCTCTCCACAAATCTTGACCGTCTCCGGGAACCGGCCGACGATCTTTCTGACTTTGATAGCCGACATAACGCTTCAGCTCCTTAAATGCTTGATAATAGTCGAAAGGAAGGGCTTGGACGGAGCCCTGCCCTTCCTCTCTGTAGATGTCTGCGGCTTAGCGCGCAACGGGCTTGATCGTGCCGAAGCTCGTCGCACCGTAGGTCGGACCGAACAGCGGACGGTTGCTGTTGATGCCTTGCACGCCGATGTTCTTGATGACGACGATCCGGCGCGGGTTGTAGACCTGAACCATGCCGTACAGCAGGATCATGAAGCGTTCCGAAGCGCTGATGCGCGCCAGCGGCATCTTCATGAGCGGTGCAAGCTGTTTGAAGCACAGCACTTGGTCGGGATCGTTGTCGATCAGGATTGCCGTATGCGTGCCCGGAATGTCGAAGTTCCGGTCCGAGATCACTTGCGTCGGCTCCGTACCGCCTGCATCCTTCACTTCGAAAGCGAATTGCGCTTCGGAAGCGTTGCTCGTTACGCCTCGATATACGCGGTACGTCAGTGCCGCCGGGTCGGTGACTACCCGGTTGATCGTGATGTCTGCACGTTGACCGGATGCGACAGCTACGCTGCCAGCGTAAACCGGTGCGGATTCGCCTTGGCTGTTGACTGCGGACACGAAGTAGTGATACGTGCCGGCCGTCATCTTGCTCGTCGCATCTTCCACAGCGTCAACCGGTGCAGCGATACCCGTGATGGTCGGAACAGCCGGTGCGCCTTTTTGCGAAGCAGCTTTCGGCGCGCCCAGCGGCTTCAGGAAGATGTTGTTGACGAACTGGATCGAGGCCGCGTTTGCTTGATAGCCGGTTACCGGCTGACCGAGTCGGATGCCTTCACCCGGATTGTCGACACGCTGACGGCCGTTGTACACGCCGTTCGCCGTCGTACCGAGGACGATCTTCGACAGGTCCTTGTGCACTTGGTTGGTCATGTGCAGCTCGAGGCTCGGGTTGCCGTAGTTGTCCAGTACGATCGTCGCGATGTCTTCCAGTGTGAATTCATCCAGCGGGTTGCCCCGCATGTCGATGATGTGTTGGTTTTCATACGGCTTGCCTGCGACGAAGTTCTTCACTTGCGCAATGACACCGTCGAATGCCAGCGGGTTCAACGAAGAATCCGCGAAGTACAGGGCACGCTCCAGTTGCATCAGCAGCCATTGCGTACCGTCGCGCGTTTGTTGCGCTACGATATCACCGATCGTGTTGCGCACCAGCGTTGCCGGATGCGTGATAACACGAGTCGTACCGAGATACTTCACGTATTGCGCTTGGCGGATGAAGTTCGAATCTTCTTCGTTCGGCAGGCCGCCTTCAACGAAGAACGGAGACGAATCCCCACCGTAGCTGTCCAATACGTTGAATTCTTCGACCGTGTTGAATGCTTTCTTCTTGCCGATAGATTTCCAGAACTTGATGTGCTGGTCTTTCGCAGTCACGACCTTGAGCGTACCTTCAAGCGACTGCGGACGGATAGCGGACATGTCAGCATAGGCACCATTGCCATATGCTTCGCCATCCTGACCAGTACCGAGGGCCTTCTGAAGCTCGTCGAGTTGTTCTACCGACGATACACCGAAGCCTTCGGTAACTTGCGGGTCCATAACACCCAACATGTCGCGTTCTCCCCTTTCTCTTAGGCTAATGGATTATTCAGCCGATGCGAGGCCGAACTTCACGCGCAGCTCGTGCGGAAGGTTCAAGTTCTCGAGCGGAACACCCGCCTCGTAGCGCATGATTTCTTCGCCGAGGCTGTAGTTGCCGGCTTCGAACGATTTATTCAGCTCGGCGAGCACTCTCGCTCTCGTCAGCTTGCCTTCCATCGGCTGCGGACCCGGATTGAAGCCCTTCGTGATGGTTTGGACTTCCCGCGTCGACGTTACGCCGCGGCGCCCGATCGGACGATTCAGCAGTTCTTCGAAGGATTTCTTCAGCTCAGCGTTTTCTTCCGCAAGGTCGCGGAGCTGTTCGCCAACGGCCTTGAATGCCTTCAGAAGTGCGCTTTGCTGACGGCTTACGCTGCTCAGGGACTTGTTCACGGTGTCGATCGAGTAGCCGACTTCGTCGACGAGTCTGGACAGGAAGTCCGAGACTTCCAGCGCTTGCTGCACCGTGCTGTCCTTGCTGAAGGACTTCGCAAAACCTTCGCCGTCGCCTTCCTCGTCGCTGTCCTCGTCGCTGTCCTCGTCGGCGTCTTCGCTGTCGTCGCCTTCGTAGTCCTCGCTGTCGTCCTCGTAATCTTCCTCGTCATCTTCCTCGTCATCTTCGGAAGATTGCGATTTCAGCAGCTCGTCCTCGTCCTGCACAGCTTCGATGTCCAGCGCCTTCTCCAGTTCCTCCAGCGCCGTGTCGAGCACACTCGTTTGCTTGCTCATCGTCTCACCCCCATGGCTCTTGATTAAGAGCCGAATTTTCCCGTGGTTTTGCTTGACGAACGCACCGAAAGTGTAGGCGTCGTCATAGCTGAAGCCTTTCAGTTTGGCAAAGGCGAAGGCCTTCATGGCCAAACTTCCCGGCGAGTCCACGGATTTATGGATATCATCTTCGTCGCTTTCAACGAAAGCGCGCAGAAGACGGCTCCATGCCTCGTCGCTTACTTCGGGAACAGCTTTCTTGCTCCCGCCCTCGACCGACTGCGGCGTCACTTCCGCCATTTCGCCGGTGTCAAGAGACTTGTCCATCGGCATGTCGATCGTCAGTTCGTGGTTTTTAGCGAAGGACTTCGCCAGTTCGACCCACGTCATTGTATTTACCGGATTCATCGTAAGTACCACGTTCCGAAGAACGGATTTCACGATTTTGCCGGTCTTTCGGCACCGCTCGCGCACGCTGCCCTCGATCGACCAACCCATCCGCCGTTTGGTGTTCGACTTCTGAAGGTCTTCGATCGTTTGAACGGCCTGCTTTGCAAGCTCGCGGTTACGGTACAGCCTGCCTTCGACATAGACGCCGTTGACCGACTTGCCGAGTGTCGGATGTTTGAAGCGCCCTACCTTGACGGCGATCGGTTCGCCGATGAACTGGTTCGGATTGTTGCCGTGCTCGTATTTGATCCAGCCTTTCTCGAGGAAGTACGAGCAATCCATACCTTCAGGGCTGATAACGTCGTTTTCCTCGTCCTTGTCGTCGGATGTCATGACGCCGCGAACAATCCAGTCGCCATTTTCATCGACTTCGACCGACTTCATCAGGTCGGCGTCTTCAATGGGCACCCACAGATGGTAAGTGTCGTTGTTTTCCAGCGTGGAACGCATGTTATCACCTACCTTTCCCCGCCAAAAATCCAACGAGGACAGCACAAGACGTAAGCCGCGGGATGGGGACGGCTATGTCATTTGTGGATCGAGGAGCTGGTAAAGGACGATCCACAAATGCACGTCTTGGGCTGTCCTCGTTGGACTTCGTTGCCCTTTTGATTCTGAATATACTTCCACTTCGGAAGTTAGTCAATAATATTGTTTCAAATTTTCACCAACAGTTTCGTCTTCGGAAGTGCGGGCGGTGGATCGTTCAATACGACAGGCACCTTGACTTCCTTCTTGCAAGACGGACATATCGCATACGCACCACCGCGCTCGAACAGCAGCATTCGTGTGCGCAGCTTCCATCCCCCCGAAGTCTGGTCAAGAATGATCCGCCCGCAGCCTTCGCATTTTACCACCGCCCAGACCTCCTTACCCTACACCGTATCGTTTTGCCTTCTCATCCACCCACGGGTCTTTGTAGCCGACCCGGCGGCAGGCCTTGATGAGATTCGTCCAGACCGCCTTTACTTCCTGTTCTTCCTGCTCATGCGACAGGCCCTCGTCCATAAGCTGTCTTCGGAAGATTCGTTCGTTCGCGGTCAGGAAATCCACGCAGGCTTTTGCTTCTTCCGGTGTCTGAATCTCATCCAGAAATGAGTCCGTATCGAACATCCGGTCCGCCACTTGCCTACCCCCTCCCTTAAGGGAGCGGGGCATTTCCGCCCCGCTCTGCTACTACAAGAGTACCACTAACTTCAGCGCTTTGTCAGCACTCGCCGACATGGGCTTCCGAACTTCAGCTCCGCCGCTTCCGGTCTTTGGAATGCTCGGCGCTTTATCCGGTCGTGCCGGTGCAACCGGCTGACGCGGCTGCTTGCGACTGGTGAATCCGCGGGCACCGTAACCGACCGTGCCTTCGGTTTCACCGAGCTTCGGGAAGGCCTCTGCATCCCGGGTGCTTTGGACAACGTGCTGAATCGCACGCATCTTCGCGTCTTGCGCGTTGAAGATGAAGTCCTCGACCGTATTCGGAACGTGCAGCGATTCGACCCGAACCGCATTCGCCCGGCCGACCTGCTCGTGCGTCTTCGCCGAGTCCGACCGCCGGACGCGCGCCGTAAACTGCGCCATCTTCTGCGGGTTCCAGTCTTGATCGTAGTGGATCATCAGATGCGCGTTTCCGAAGTCAACGCCTTCTTTACCGGCCGGCGAAACCGTCGTGGCCCACAGGTTGCCCTGATTATTCAGGTAGTCGTGCTTGTTGCCGCGGAAGCCGCTCTTTGTTTCTTCCCGGTCCTTCGCTTCACCGGTGAACTGTCCGTGGGTCAAGTTCGTGTAACCCTGCCGCGCCAGTTCGGCGAAGATCGGGTGCGTGTTACGGACTTCCTTCAGCACGTTGTCGACGATGTCTGTGCCGAACGTCGTGTAGTTCGACTTCACGACAACCTTCGGCACCAGCGGCTTATCGCCGCGGGCTACCCGACGGCGGTTCTCCAACATGAGCGAATCCAGATATTTGTGAATCCGGTCTTGCAGGTACTGCGCTTTCGGATTCTGCTTGTGCAGCGGCGGCAGCAGCTTCGGGCTGCCGTCCGGGTTACGCAGGTAACCGCCCTTGCCGTCGCTTTCAAAGTAGCGCTTGAAGCCGTTCTCGTCGACGATGTAGTGCTTGCCTTCGACCAGACCGGAGGCGCCACCCTTCGCCGGCTTTTCCGCCTGCGCATCCGTTGCGTCGGAATCGATTGCGTTTCCGCCTTCGACATACATCTTGTGCGCCAGCGGTGCATTCAGGAACTTCTGAAGCTTCTGCATGGCCGTCAGGTAGTTCGACTGACCTTTCTGGCCTTGATCGATGCCCGTTGCGGCCGCAGACGCCAGCTCGTTAAGCTTCGATGCTGGCAGGTACTTCGCTTCAAGCGACTTGTACGTATCATACATGGCCGCAAGCTCCGGCGATACATTCTTCGGCGTCGTCGTGGTGACCTCGTAGGTTTCGCCGCTTTTCGCGTTGGTAACCTGCTTCGTACTGGTTTCGAAATCGGTAATCGAGTGCTTCGTGCCGTAGTAATCCGTCGTCTGGTGGTCGCGGCTGCGGTCGACCATGTCACCGATGAAGTCGACCGGAGGACTCGGATTCTGTCCCGGATCATTCGATTGCTGACCAACCAGATGCGGGAAGCGAATCTTGCTGCCGTCGTTGTAGGTTACGTCCTCGCCGCTTCGGAACTGCACTATGGATGCCAGAATGTCGCCCAGCTTTTCCGCCATGCTCGGCTTGATGCCGACCAGCTTGCCGTTGCGGTCCTTCATCATGTACTTGTTCTGGAACTCCCGCAGGCTTCCGAGCTCGTGCCGGCCGCCGGTGATGGTGTCGACCAATGCGTGCATCTCACGCGGATCATTCTCCATCGGCGTACCTGACAGGCCCCACACGTTCTTGAACTTGTCCGTCGTCTCCGCCAGCGCGGCGCCGCGCTTGCCTTTCTGGTTCTTGAAGGCGTGGACTTCGTCGATGACGATGTTGTCGTACTCGCCACTGTTGGCGAAGAAGTCGCGGTTCCGCATGAACGTGTCGTAGCTGACGATATGGAAGTCGTGATCTTGACCGGCGTGCGAGCCTTTCTTGAACTTCCGAATGTCGACAGCTTCCTGCTCCGTGCCGGCTTGGCCCCAGTAGCGCTTACCGTCCTCGCCGCGCTTCGCTCCGGCGAAGCTGCTTGCGCCACCGATATAGAGCGCCTTGCTGTTGGTGTGCGTGGCGATTTCCTTGCCCCAGTCCGACATAATGCCCTTCGGCGCCACGATAAGCGTCTTCTTCGGTTTCTCGCCCCGAGCAAGCGCCTGCGCTTTCGTATGCAGGCCGGCAACCACGCCGAGGATCGTCTTACCCGTACCCATGCCGTGGCCGGCAATGCCCCGGCCGCGCTCGATGAGGTGCGAGACGCCGTCAAGCTGCGTGCCGTACAGACCTTTTGACGGGTCCATCAGGTACGACTTCTCGTTGAACTGCGCCTTGTAGTGCTTGTCGAATTCCTTGTCGCCGGATTCAATCGTCGACGGCTGATACTTCTTCCGCAGCTCGCTGACTTCCTTCGGAACCCGATCTTTGCGGGCGAAGTGATCCGCCAAATGCTCCTGCGCTTGATAGGTCAGCGAAATGCCGCTGCCGGCGTTGTTCAGCACATCCCGAAGTTGTTCGAACTTCGATGCCGAAATGCGCGCCGTGCCGTCTGCCAGCACCCGGACGCCTTCCGCTTCGACCACGCTCCGCAGGCGCTCCGGCACATGCAGCTCCAGTTCTTTCGTGTAGGCGCTGTTGAACTTCGACAGGATTTCCCGTCCGGCTTTCGACCGGCCGAGGATTTTGCTCAGCCGCTTGTGCGCTGCATCCGACAGCTCCAGCTCGTTCCGAAGGTTACCGTCGGAGTCGAATGCTGCGCGCTGGATGTGTGCCCTCTGAAGGGCTTCTTCAAGCAGCTTCCGGCGGCCCTTCGACATGTCAGCCAGTGCTTCCTGTACGTTCAAGCGGTGCGTACCGGTCTGAGCTACCTTCAGCACGGCCGTTCCGGCTTCCGAAAGCATGCGACCTTCCTGCTTCGCCGGCTTCAGGTCTTCCTTCTTGAAAATGCCGATGACGTGCCCTTGGCCATCCGTGATCTTGTAGTTGTCGCCCTCGATGGAGTAGATGCGGCCCTTCTTGTAGCTGTCGCCGTCCCTGTACATGACCGGATTACCTTCCCGCATCGGCACGTCATTTTTCGTCGTAAATCGACGATCAACCAATCGGCCGTTGCGGAACAGCGCTTTTACCGGCTCGCCCGTTGCCGGGTCGATTGCGCCTTTCGGAATGTCGCGGCGGTCAACGTACCGATAGCCGTCGTACTTTCCGCCGACTACCCGCGGCGCGCCTTTTCCGTCATACTCCAGTTGCACGTGATGGCCCAGCGCGTCTCCGATGTGGATGTCGCTTCCGAAGTGTGCCGTCACCCATACCCGGTTGCCGACCGCGTTCTTCAGAAGTTCGTTCAGTTCCTTCTCGTTCGTCACCGGTGCGCGCTGGTTGAGCAGGCGTCGCATCAGCGGGTCCGTAATCCGGCCGCTGCCGTCGACCGTGATGTGGTTCATGGTGCCGTCCGGCATCTTCTGAGCAAAGGTCTGGCTCGTGATGTTGCCGTCCTTGTCCCGGGTCTGGTCGACCAGCCGGAAATCTTTATGAAGCATGGACTCCTGAAGCCCGGCTTTCGTCTTCGCCCGGTGCTGGGCGAATTCCTCATCCGAAATTTTCTGCATGAACGGCTTATCCGGCGCCGTGTTGGCGTGTGCCACCAGCGTCGCCTTCAGGTCGCTTGCCTCTTTGCCCGTGTAGCCGAGTGCCCGGCCGAGATCGCCCCACGTGTTGATCGTCTCATGGATGCGGCCATCCGGGTCGAACGCTTCGAGAACTTCGGAAGTGTACTTCCCTTTTTCCTCTTTGCCGGACTCGTCCTTCTTCCGGCTGCCGCGGCCGCCGGTGAAGGCACCGCCAACGTGTACAATCATGGTTTTGCCCGTAATCGGGTTGCCAATCATGTATTTGCCCTCCGGCAGAAGGTTCTTGCTCGCTTCTTCGCCAGCACGAGTCATTTCTTTCGCACCGAACGATTCGGCCAGCTTCTTAAGCCCTTCCTCCGTCGCCGGGTCGTGCTTCTTCACGTCGCCGAGGAACGAAGCCATCATCTTCGAGTTGCGGCCCGCCAGCGACCCCAGACCGGCCAGCCGCTGCCGAATGTCTTCTTCCGAAAGCTCGCCGTTCCGGTATTGCTGGAGCGCTTCGATGACGCCCTCTTTACGCAGGAAGTGGTCGCCGAGGAACGCCGCTTTCGCCTCGCGGTCGGCGCCCATGTCATCAAGTGCCTTCCGTTCCTCATCCGAAAGGTCGCGGTACACGTCCAGTGCCTTGTGCGAGTTGTGTTGCAAAAACTCTCCCTTTATTCCGCCGACAATCTTGTTGCCTTCCTTCTTGATCCACTCGTCCCGCATGCGGTTCATGAACTCGTTTCGGAAGGCTTGGATGCCGTGGTCGTGCTCGTGAGCGTTTTCCTCACTGACGCCGGCTTCCTTCTCGTGGTGGAACTCGATCTTGTCTTCCTGCGCCCCTTGGTTGTAGTCCTCGCGGTGTGCCTCATTCCGGGAGTCGTATATGATCTCACCGTTCCCGGTGTTAATCAGGATGCGTTTACCGCCCCACGTGATCCACGCGCTTCCCGGGTTCTTCAGAAGAAGTTCTTCAGACCATGTGAGGCTACCGCCTTTTCCCCGGATACGTCCCAGTTGCTGGTCCGCCAGACTGGCGTACCGCTGTTTATTGGCCCGTACGTATTCCTGCGCCTTCTTGTTGATCTCGGCGTTGGATGCTCCCTTGTGCGGGAACATGGCCTTCTGAAGCGTGTCCATAAAGGCCTTCCGAAGTTCGTGACCTTCAGGCAGCGTGAGCTCCGTTACCTGCGCAGCGACTTCGCCGTCTTCGAACGTAACGAAGCTGCCGACGTATTCATGCGGCTCGAGCGACTTCAGGATGTCTTCCCGGCTCCGGCCGTAGACGATGCGCGTCGGTCGCATCTCCAGCACATCCGGGGTGAGTCCCCAGCTCGTCAGGGCCTTGTACAGATCGATTTCCCAGCTCATCTTCAGGATCGCCCGGACCACCAGCGACTTCAGCATGCGCAGTTGCTCCAGCGCCGGGTGATTTTGCTCCCGCGCCCGCTTGATCTTCTGCATGCCGAGCGTAATCCGGTTGTCGACCCACTTCGACGTGACATCCATTCCGTAGTGCTCTTTCAGATAAGCGGCCACTTCCGGCGAGGTCATCGTCGGCTTGCTGGTCGTCGAGGACGGATTCGAGAACTTGATCACCATGACGCGAATCTCGTCGTCGGTCAGACCCATCTCTTTCATAGCCTTCGGAAGTGCCGTCCGCAGCTCTTGCTGACGCTCGCGCTCGATGGCGCGGGCTTCCGGTGACGCTGCCGTGCGGTCGGCCATAGCTTCGGCCACGTTCCGACGCTCGCCGGTTCGTTCGTCCATAACGCCCTGATCCAGATGTGTTGCCTTCTGCTGGTCGGCGTAGTTCTTCAGCACGCGCAGCCGTTCCGAAGGGTCTGTCACGCGCTGATTTTTCGCCTCCCACTCGCCCTTATCTTCGTTCCAGACTGGCGGCTGCATGATCGGCGCCTCGCGGAACGCCTTCGAATTCTTCTGAAGGTACGAAGCGACTTCGTCATGCGTCGGCGTGCGGCCCAGCTTACCCGTCAGCGTTTCCTCCGCCTTCCGAGCGTCGCCGATTGCTGTGCGAATCTCATGCGGTGCCGGAATGGTATTCAGGATGTCGTACATATCCCTATGGAGCTGCTGACGCATCCGGCTGATGACGTGCGCGCCGATCGCCGTACCCTTCCGCGGGTTCTGGCTGCCGGAAAGCACACTGGAAAGGGTCGCAAACATCGATGCTCGAGCAGATTGCAGCAGGTCGCCGTACAGTCCGGTTTCCTGTGCCACCGTGGCACCGTGCAGCTTTGCTTCCTCTTTCCCCTCTTTGGATCGGTTACCGCCTACATGGCGCTTTAATCGGTAAACTTGTCCCAGAATACTCATGCCGCGGGCTGCCGCCATTTTATGTACGACGTGGCGGGCAAGCTTGTCATTTTCCTTCGTCAGCTTGCCGGCCACGCGCCGGATTTCTTCAGCGCTCCGCTTGTTGACCGGCTTCTTCAGGATGTTCTGGACTTCAGCACTCTGCCACTGCTTGTCGAGATTCGCCTTCTCCGGCGTTTTCTCGATCTCCGCAACCTCAGCAATCGCCCGGTTCTGCTCGTTATCCAGAGGTTTTTCTGCCTTGCGCTTTTTCGGCGTAACTGGCACCACCAGCGTTTTGTTCTCGGCAGCTTCGGAAGTTTTCTTCGCCGCGGGCTTCTTCTTCGCTGCCTTTTTCGTCGGGTCTGCCAGCGGTTTTGCTGCACCGGTTTTGCCGGTGGCGTTTGCTTTGTTGCTCGCCTTCGTGGCTTTCGCCTTCTTCGCGGCGGCACTCGCCTTCCGCTTGTTCTTTTTCGCCGCCTTCATTGCGGCTTCATAGTCGTCATAGTGCACGGCATTCTTTTTGGATACCGTGAACTTCGACCCGTCGTCGGCAGTGACATGATAGTGCGTATCCGTGACCTTGTGTACACGGCCGGTTTTACCGGTACGCGTCACGATACGGCTACCACCCCGGATGCGCGTAAACCTGCCCTGCTCATCCCGCGGATGCAGTTCTTCGCGCCACGTCCGGGCGGCCGACGCTTTTTGCAGGTCGATGACAAGCGCCGGTTTCATGCCTTAACCCTCCATTCTGCCTTGAAAATGGGCACCTTCACGGTTCGGAAGGTGCCCCGCGCATGTTACTGCTATTGTAGCATGCGAATTCGCAGGCTGTCCGCAGCTTGATTATACTTCGGAAGCCTGCTCATTTGTGATTTTCCGATCTGCATCCGGGTGCGGGATGTAAACAACGGAGCCAAAGTCGAACGGAACCGGACGGTCGCTGATAAGCTCCCCGTGCTCGTCCTCGTACACCCACGGCGGGCGCGGTACGATGATGACGTAGGCTGCTGGCTCGTTATATTCGATGTAGTTCCACAAGGCGTACCCCTCGGCCTGTTGGTACAGGCACGTAAAACAGGTATCCTTGTTTCCCTTATCGTCATCGTTGCCCTTCCCCTTGGATTGAATGAAACCATGCCGAAGAATGAATTCAAGCTCTTTCTGGCCGATTCCCCGGTACATAAACATTCCGCTTTCTTCGGAAGACAGCGTGTCGGAGGTCGGGTCAGCTACGATGGATTTTTTCATGTCAGCCATGTCATCCATCTGCTTCCACGCATGTTCAAGGTAACTCTTGGCGTGCGGCATCTTTTTCAGCATCTTATCCACGAATTCGTATGCCTTCGGATGGTTGGCTTTCAGGTATTCCGGGTCAACGTGATAGAATGCAAACGCATCTGCCCATGATTCTTCCGGTGTGTAGGACACACCTTCAAACCGCATGTACTTGCGGTTCATCCGCCCAAGCGCTCCCTCTGGATTATCCAATACATGCCGTTCAAGCTCCGGGTGCGCATTGGAAAGGATGTGGCCGATTTCGTGCGCAATGACATACCGCTGTGTGGTCTTATCGTGCTTTAGCAAGTCGTCATGGACTTGGATGGTCGAGCCTGTCGGTGCGCTTGCTAGGGCTGTACGCCCGTCTGTCCTGCGCTTTAGCGTAACGTCGTGCGCCTTAAACTTCGGCTCACCTATATTCACGTCATCCATCTTCTTCGTGCTGTCCGGTACGTATTCGTCCATGTCTTCCCCGCCGCCGAATTCCTTGTGCAGGTCTTGGATTTTAACGCCGTGCTTACTACGGTACGCTATTACGGCGTCGTAAGCGGCCTTATCGTTCTCGCGCATGCCGTGCAGCCATTCCATCGGGTCGTCGGTTTTACGCGCTGCCTTCTTCGCCCGTTCAAGATGGTCTTCGGAAGATTGTGCGTCTATCTTTTCTTGGGTTTCTTTGATGTGGTGTGCCTCCATCTTATCTCCGTTCGGAAGATGCCCGGCAACTACTTTCCCGCCTTTGATGTACACATGACGATGCTCGATTGTTACCCATCTTCCGCCTGTCAATTCTTTGTCGTCCAGCGACTTCCACAGCTCGCGGTACCGGGCTATTGCTTCTTGCCGCTCCGCTTCGTCCTTACCCTTAACGATGCAGGGAACGTGCGTGTAGTTGAGCTCCTTCGAGGCCAGCCAACGGTGATGTCCGTCGTGTATGTCGTAGTCGTATCCGATCTCGACCGGCTTAAGCGCCTCGCCGGATCGCATCTTCTCGATGTTTTCCCATACCTTATCCCAGTCCGTTGCTTCGTCTGTCTGGTAAACCATACGCAGGCGGTTGACTGGGATATAAATGACTTCCGAAAGGTCCGTATCGTGGTCGACATCGTAGGCGTTGCGCTCCGTGATGCCGGATTCCGGCCAGTCAATCATGATGTCGTCGACAGCCTTCCGAAGTTCTTCGTCCGGGAACAATTCGAGCAGCATTTGAATGCGCAGACCTTTGCGAATGGCACCGGACTTGCGCACGGCGGCCATCAGCCTGTCGAACGCTGCATTGATTTTCTCGCGTTCCTCGCCCTGCGGGTATGCCATCGGGTGGTCCGTGCCGTACACCAAATAGTCGTTTCGCCGGCCGGATTTCCGTAACTTGTCGAGGACGTAGGCCTCAAACGCCCGGGCGAACATTTCATGCGGCCGGTTCCAGTAACCAGACCTGCCGCCGCACAGCGCGTCCGCATTGGCCTTAAACTGTGACGTAGTCGTCGGAACCCGAAGCGGTTCGATCTTCCGTCCGGCCTGTGTGTATGCATAGGCCAGCGCATGATAGTGGTTCTCGAGTATCTGCTGCCGCTTTTGCAGACGCTGGTCGCTGATCTTCATGCCGTGCTCCCGCGCCAGTTTATCTTCCAGTTCAAACGACTGCGACAGCTTCGACATGACGCGCTTCCACGCATCCTGAAAAGGCATATCGCGCTGCGCCCACAGCTTATACTCATATGGCGAATGGTAAGCTTTGCCGTTGTAATGAACTTCCCGGGTACCGTTACCCCGCATCATGGCGTTTAGCACATCTTCGTATGCTTCCCGCACTTCCGAACTTCCCTTATCACCTATGCCGTCAGACGCGAATCCGATCGACGGCTTTCCGGTGCTCTCTGCATGCAGGATGTTGTCCATGGCATGGCCCCATTCGTGGGCCAGTGTTCCGGCGCCGGCGTCCCGGGTTACGTTGATGACCTTCGATACGGCCTCGTAATGCGCCAATGCGCGACCTTTGCCGCGGGCGCCGAAAGCTATGGCGAGCTTGCCGCCCAGTGACGCGTCCCTCGGCGAAAGGCCGAGCACGTCGGCCAGATCGGAGAATGCTTCGGAAGCCTTTTGGAGATGGTGCTTGCCGTCTTCGTCGTTGACGTAGTTACCGAACTCGACGGCCCTGAAGCCGTAGTTCTTCACCATATCTTCAGGCTTCGACACCTTCACTGCTTTGCCTCCGACACGCTTCGCCTCGCTGACCGGGATTTTGGACCGTTCCTCACCCGGCCGCAACTTGTCGCCTTTACCGCCGCCGTCCGTGCGCTCTTTCTTCTGACCGAGGCTTTCGAAGTGCTTCTCCCACGTCAGACGCTTGCTGCGGATCGTGTCCATAGTCCGGCGCCAGCTATCGAAGCTCGTAAAGAAATTGTGGAACTTCTCACCCAGCGGCAGACCCATTGGCGCCATGTTGGCTGCCTTCGACTCCGCCAGTTTCTGAAGGTCTTCCATGAGCCTGCGCTGCATCTTCTCGCGCCATTTCGCCTTCGCGTCCTTCGGAATGACCCACTTCTCTTTGTTGCGGTCGTAGTAGGCGCCAAACTCCGTCAGGTCATACTCGCTCGGGCTGTCCTCCTGAAGCTTCTTTGCCGTCGACTGGGCGATAAACTCGCGGTATTTAAGCTCCTTCGGCGTCTCCCGCCGCATGTAATTGCCGAGCTCCCGCGTCGCGCTCTGGAATTCGTCCCACGTCTTGATCGGCTCCAGCACGCGTTGAATGTTTTGGATCGCGTTGAAGTACAGGAGTCGGTTCATCGGATCGTTGGCGGCCGGCTGCGCGGCGATACGGTCGTAAATCAGTTTCTTCGCCATGGCGACGTTCACGTCGACGCCGTTGTTGTACTCGGTCTCCCAATCCAGCGGCTTCAGCAGATTCTTCTTGTTGACGAGCTTTTGCGCCATCTCCGGGTGCTCGCGCTCCAGAATTTCTAAGTCCTGCGCTGTCGGCGTAGCCTCGAAGCGTTGCGCGACTGCCGTAAGGTCCTTGCGGGCTCCGCCTACTTTCTCGCCAACGTCGTACGCGACCTTGCGCCCCTCCTGCGCTTTATGCCGCACGTCCTTTACGCCGGCACGCTCCTTGCCGGATGACTTAGCCGAAAGGCCGCCAACCGCACGCAGATAGTGGAACGCATTCACCAGATGCTGAAGCCGTTCGCGTTTGCTGGCTGCGATATGGGACGCCCGAACCTTCGATTCCGGCAGGTTCTTCAACTTCGCCACGCGGTCTTTGTCTGCGTCGGACAGGCTGTTGTACCAGTCCATGACCTCTTTTGCCTTGAACTTCCGGGCCGACGCCGCCAGCGGGTCATCCGGTTTAATCTTCTGCGCGTCCAGCACCCGGCGCGTTCGGGTGGTATTTGCTTCGGAAGCTGGTGATTTCTTTTCAGGCCGCTTTTTCTCGGATGTTTTCGTTTTGGTCGCCGCTGTTTTCTTCTCAGCGGCTTTGGTTTTGGTCGATGCTGTTTTCTTCTCAGCAGCCTTTGTTTTGGTCGCCGCTGTTTTCTTCTCAGCGGCTTTGGTTTTGGTCGCCGCTGTTTTCTTCTCAGCGGCTTTGGTTTTGGTCGCCGCTGTTTTCTTCTCAGCAGCCTTCGTTTTGGTCGCCGCTGATTTCTTCTCAGCAGCTTTGGTTTTGGTGGCCGCCGCGTCCTTCTTCTGAAGCTCGGCGAAATGCTCCGCCAGTTGCTTCTTCGTCAATTTCACCGGTTTGCCGGTTTTCCCGACACCAGCGCCGGCCACGATTTCGCCATTCAGGATGTACACGTGATTACCGCGGATCGTTCGCCAGACGCCGCCCGGAGGCAGGTCCTTATGTACACCCTTTGCTTGTGCCCGTGTGATGGCCATCGGGCCTACCTCCTTTCCTTCCGAAGGTCGATATAAAGCGCAATGGATTTCTTAATCGTGCTGGGATTCGGCGGAATCGGTCCGTGACGCTTTGCCATCTCCCGCAGCACCGACTGGTGGTTCTCCTGAATTTGCTGCGGGCCCTGCATGCGCACTCGCTGTTTTGCGTTATTGATGGCCTCCGCCCGGGTCTTGCCGCTTGTTATAGCCAGACCGGTATCGTGGTTGATGACGAGCCAGCCGTACTTCCCGCGGTGCAGGAACGTGTGCAGGTCAGGGTGGATTTCGACGCGCTGCGCGCTTTTGGCCGGCTGCCACTGGACCATGTCACCATCCGAATCCTCAAGCTGCATATACCCCTGCGACGTATCCCGGGGCTTCGCCGACTTGTCGGCCGGTTTCTCCCCATTCGCCGCTGGTTTCTTCGCTTCGGAAGCGGGTTTTTCCTTCTCCGCCTTAGCTTTCGACGCATTCGCAGCCTTCGCCTCAGCCTCTTTCTGCTGCTTGAACTGCTGTAACGTCCGGCCCAGCGCCGACATCCGTCTGCGCTCCGTGCGTTCCTCCGGCGACTTCGGAACCATCGTCATAACCGGCTTCGCTTCCGGCATAGTCTCGCCCTTCTTCGGCTTCGGCATGACCGGGTGAATTTCGATCCTGTGCGCTTTCGGGTCCAGATGGTAGATGCTCGCTGCTTTCTTCTGCGCGTTGTGCAGCCCGTCATGGAAGGAGATCGCCCAACGCTCGCCGGTCTTCTTGTCATATCCGACGACGGCATGCGTGTAGCTGCGGTGGGACGTGCGTTCGAACTCCTTTCCGCTCAGGCCGGTCACCGTGTACTTCACGGGCTTGCCGTCTGCTGCTGGAGATGCTGGAGCCGAAGCGGATGTCGCGCTCTCCTGCTGGCCCTTCATCCACGGCTGCACCGAGCCGCCGACGATCTTCCCGTCAACGATGTAAACCTTGTGGCCGCGGATCGTCCGCCATACACCACCCGGCGGCAGGTCTTCCGAAGATTGTACTTCCTTGCTTGCTGCTTTGGTCGATGCCTTACTGGACGTTTTCTTCGCTGCAGGCTTCTTGCT